TGAAATTCTTGCCGAATGGAAATTTCATGCCGCTTTGTAGTGTTGCGAAAGCTGTTGGTTATAATAACCGTACTGCCCTCCGGCGTACTCGGTTTACGGATGCTGACCCAACATACCCACTGCGGGTGAAACCAGCAATCCTCGACCCCGGCTTAATTACGATCAATGAATCACGCTATGGCATTGTGCGCAAGCCCTTCCCACAAGATCAAGTTGATAAAGCGATCTGCGCTATGAAGATTCTCTTTCCTGCTGATGCTAACTTGACTTCTTACTCTTTTGAAGAAGCCATCAATTCTCTTGATCTAGATACTTCAACCGGTTATGGCTACACAAAGAAACGAAGTGAACTTCTGGTTCGTGGTGAGGACGGAATAATTAGAGCCGATCCTGAATTACGTAAGCAGGTCGATGAAATCTTGTGCAATATTGACGCAGGGATGATTCTTCCCGCCTTTGTAACACCCTGTAATAAGGATGAACCTCTTAAATTTGTTAAAGTCGATGAGAAGAAAACCCGAACTTTTCAAATTTGTCAATTAGCTTGGCTTATCATCGGCCGAATGGTTCTCGGACCTGCTATGGACGAAATTACCGCTCATCCTACCGACACGCCTTCCGCTATCGGTATAGATATGGCTTCAACTGATTGGAACACTATTTTTTCACGCATTATGGACTGTCCTAACATCCTTGACATCGATTATCAAGCTTTTGAAGCCACCCACACGATGCAAGACATTCGATCTGTCTCAATCTTGTTTGACCGATACTATACTGATAATGTTGTCCAAAAACAACGTCGTCTGGCCTATATGGTCGCAATGTACAATCGAACCCTCATCATCGGTGACTTGGTCTATCAGAATTCAGCTGGTGAAGCCTCTGGGAGTATGGGAACCACCCACAAAAACTCAATGGTCGCTTGCATGCGTGCTCTTATCGGATTGGCTAATAAATATCCTAAAATGAAGCCCAACGACTTGGCTCAAGAAATTGTCATTCTTGTCATGGGCGACGATACAGTCGTCGGTGTCAAAGAAGATGTTGATTATGGATTTTTCGACATTCAAGGCTATTTCTGTGAGAGAAACATAGTCGTTACTCCTGCAATCAAGGATAAAGAACCTACAAATTATGTCAAGCCAACTGATCTTTCATTCTGCAAGAAAGCTATTTTGTGGTCAAAAGAACTCAAAGCCTACGTCCCATATGTTCCTTTTCATACTCTTGTCGACCAAGTGTCCTGGGTCAAGGATAACTCAGTTGAGGGCATGGCCCAAGTTCTCAACTCAGCACTGCAATGGGCATTTTTCTACGGAACTCGACCGAACAACGGGCAGATACCTACTGGAATGACCTTCGCGCAAGCTAGGAACTATTTCATCCGTGTCTACCCCGAGCTGGCTGGAAAACTTTTCTCGTACGAAGTTTTCTATGACCGCTTTCAAGAACCGCGCATCCATGTACGAACAATTCCTACAATGACTTCTGAAAATATTGAAAACCCAACGGGTCTTATTTGCATGCCAGAAAATGGCGAAGGCAACTTTACTTCAACGTACGTTAGCATCGACGGTGACAACGATTCTGTCCCGACCACTTCTGACCAAGGCTTCGACCTTCCTGACTTACCTGACAACGCAGGTTTTGACATCTTGGAAGAAGCTGAGGCTGGTTCTGACGAAACGACAACAGTTGGAACCCGAAATGGCGAACTTTTACCAACAGTTCTCAAGCCTACACAGCACTACGTCACTCTAGACGATGTCGAGCATCACACGACCGCTGTTGCCCCTCGTCATTTCCTTCAAGGAATGGATGAAATGAGTGTCAAATTTTACGCCTCGAAAA